CTTTGTTTAATAACTGTGATTCAAATAATTTTGCTAAATTTTTCTTATTGTTTCCAGTATAAAATGATAACCAAAATGATTGTTCAATTTCTAATAATGATGTTGTTACATGTCCATCAAAAGCTTTCATATCTAAACATAAACAAACTGGATTACGAAATTTATTCCAATAATGTTGTAAAATATTTATTTGTTCATAATTTTTGTAATATTTCATAAAAATTGTATTTATAGGTTGATTAAAAATCTGAGTGTAACAAGATTTTAACTTCTTGACAATTGGAAGTATAAATGATTTGTTTAGATATAAAAATTCAAAAGATCTATGTTGAACAATTCTTGGTGATTTTCCTTTTAATATTTTGTCTAAAGACCATTTCTCATATTTAACAAAAGCTTCTAACCTACCATTAATTTCTTGATAAGGTAATCTATTGGTTAATATATTTTTATAGGCTTTACTATATCTACTAAAAATAGATTTTCTGGTACTATTCATAACTTCAACATGATTTGATTGATCTAAATATTCTTGAACACATTTTAATATCATATCTTTAATTGGCTCCAATAATATTTTAGTATTATTAGGATTATAACTATCTAATGGTTTTAAAATATGTCTATTAATTAGTGCAGAATATTCATTACAATAACATTTATTGTAATATACATGTGTATCTAAAAAGTTATGCTTATATAATTCAATAAATGAATTAAAATGATGAGCCCTAATATTACTAATATTGACTTTGTATGAATCTAAGCCATTATGATGAATATTTAATGGTATAGTACCAGTACAATAACAAAGTCTAATATTTGGGCTGTATTATATGTTGACTTGTTTAGAAGGTAGCACCGTTTCATGTTGAAACTTGCCTCGCACTCCCTTAGATATTTCTTTAAGGTGAAACGGTGATAAAATTGTTGACTTAATTTTACCTTCTAAAATTTCATTTAAATCGACAGCATTAAAATGGTCTTTCTTAATTATTTTTCTAAATTTAAGTTCTTGATCATCAACTGAATAAGCTGCCATTACTGATTGTGTTAATATGTAATAATCATCTTCATTATCACATTCATATTTATTATTCAACATATAAATTCTTGCATCTCTTATCATATTATTAATTAAATTAATTGAACGATGTGCCATAAAATATTTTGTTTTCAAAAAATAAACAAGTTTAGGCCAAGCTTCGATAGATTTTAAT